GACTTAATGGGGTGTGTAAAAAATAGCAGTTCAATGGATAAATATATAAAAAAATTAGAAACGTTAATATCGTCGGATAATGTATCAGAGATGGATTTTAATGGAACGTGTGATAGATATTTATATGAAATGTCAGCGAATGGAGAAATACAATTAATGTGTGGTAAACAATTTGGAGTGAAAACAAAAGATCATAAAGTAGTATTAATAGATGATTTATTGGGATTTAGTCATATAAGTATGTGTTGTAAAAAATATGGAATATGGATACCAGATAAAGAATTAGAGAAAAGAAATAAGTATAAATGGTTTTTAAAATTAAACAGGGAACAAATATACGAGTCCAAAACTAATTTATCGAAATATTTCGCAATTAGTTATGGTAAATAAAATATTTAATTTCATAAGTTGATTTAGAATAAACAATTTTTGAAGTATATGGAATTGCATGAAACTTACATATTTGTCTTAAAATAGTAATAAAATTTTTATAAGTTTTGTCTCTTTCTAAATAAAATAACTTAGATTTGAAATAGAAGGGTTTAATATCGGCAAAAAATTTTTCAAGAACACCGTTTTGAAATTTTATCTTTTTAAAATTTACTTTTGAAAATGTATAATATACTGAATTGTGAGAACAATGTTCTTTTAAAAAGTCAATTAGAATATTTTTGGGAATAGGATTTTGAAATATTTGGCTCATTTGATATATTAGTCTAATATTTTTATTAAATGTTTGGTAAATAAAACAAGTTCTAATTCTGTTTCATGAATAGTATGAAAAATAGAAATATACTGGCAAATTACTTTAATAATTTTATATTTGAGTTCTTCGGTTATTAAATCAGTATGTTTAATATAAATGAAATAATTATCAAGTATATCAACGACAGAATAACCTTTATTGAAAATATTGAATATAACATCAACGGCGGAATGAATATCATTTTTTTTGAACCAATTATTAGTGTATCTTTCAAATTCATAGAAACTAATATTAGTGCAAATATCTTTAACCATTTTTGAATCAATATGAGTATTTAAGAGTTTAAATTTTTCTAAATAATTGATGAGTTGTCTAACAGAATTATTACAAATGTTAAGAATTAAATTTTGAGCTTTTTTATCGATTACAATATTCTCCGCATTTTTGATACGATTAAATATTTTATTAAGATATTTTTTTTTAAGTGGTTTAATTTTAAGAATGGTGCATCTAGATTGAACGGAGTCTATAACTTTTTGAATATTAGTACAGCTAGATAGAAAATGAACGTTATGGCTATATTTATCAATACAATTTCTAAATACTTGTTGGCTTTGATCGTTAATAAGGTCAATATCATCTAAGACAATGACCTTTTTTTTACCTTTAATATAACTTCTGGTTTGACTAAAAGTTTTGACTTCGTTTCTATAATAAGTAATTCCTTGATCTTTTAAATTATTAATAACAAGAACATTTTTGGAGGGTATTTTGTCCAATCCATAATATTCACGAATTGTTGCTTCAATTAAAGAAGTTTTGCCGGAACCATTATTACCAATTAATAGAATATTTAAATTATCCATATCAACAAGAGTAGATAGAACGTCAATATAATCTTTATCAATAATGAAATCTTTGAATTTTTGAGGTTGGTATTTTTTTAAATACGGTGTATTCATTAATAAATAATTAAGTTAAATAGTATTTAAGTTTATGTTGATATATTTAAACATGGGTTATTATGAAGATTTGAGCGTAGCAAAAAATGCGAGTCAAGATGAAATAAAAAAGGCATTTAGAAAATTGTCTTTAAAATATCATCCAGATAAACCAAGTGGTGATTCGGAAAAATTTAAATGTATTAACGAAGCATATCAAACATTGGGCGATGTTAATAAAAGAAGAATGTATGATATGGGGGGTAAAATGGAGAACGGAGGCGGAATAAATCCAATGGAACATATTTTTCGACAACATGGATTTCATGATATGAATAATCCGAATGGAATCTTTAAAATGTTTTTTAACGGTATGCCAATGGATCCTAGTAATTTAGGTGGTGATGGAGGATTTGAAGGCAGCCCTTTTATAAATATGGGTAGAAATAGGAAGCCGTCGCCAATAAATAAAACAGTGGAAATAACATTACAAGGTTCATTTGAAGGAATGACATATCCAGTTTTAATAGAACGGTCAATAGTAAGTCAAGGAATGAAAAAAATGGAAAAAGAGACAGTATATGTAGATATACCAAAAGGAGTTGATCAAGGGGAAATAGTAGTAATAAAAAAGAAAGGAAATATAATAATGGAGGTCCAAGGAGATATTAGATTACATATAATAGTAAAAAATGAAACAAATTTTATAAGGGAAGGATTAAATATATATTATAAAAAAGAAATAACTTTGAAAGAAGCATTAACAGATTTCACAACAGAATTCGATCATTTAAATGGTAAAAAGTATAAATTAGATCATAGTGGAAATTCAATAATAAAACCAGGACAAGAAACAAGAATATCGGGGTTAGGCATGACAAGAGGAAATAGCACAGGGTCATTAATAGTACAATTTGTAATAAATTTTCCAACAAAGTTGTCGGTGGAACAAAAGGGAAAGATAAAAGAAATATTGTAATATATATTATTAAAAAATTAATATATATTTACTAATTTGGATGTTTTGGGAGAGAAAAACACCGAAATTTATGAGACACGTTTAGTTGGAATGTCAGCTGAAACAACATAAATAGAGTTTTCAGTAATAATAATGTATTCTTCTTCTACTTTGTAGATTTTGACAACAGGACTAGTATATTCTTCTTCGCTTTTTACAAGTAGTTTTTCATCATTATCCCTAACACCAATCAAGACTTCTTTATCACAAGAAGGCGTCCAATAATCGAACATAATAGGTTTATCTTCAACAATGGAAAGTTTAGCACAATGCTGTAAAGTAGTTCCAGAAGGAAGTTTATAGTTACTTCTGGGAGCTTCGGTAGAATTTTCGGTTACGGCCGACATCAATTATATATAATCAAAAAAGAAACATATTTAAATAGTTATCCGTCCATATAATTAAAAAAAAATGAATATATTTATAAAATGAATAATAGTTTAATTATATTTAATACAAATAATTATAACAAAAAGATAGATGAAAAAAATATACTTTCATTTATGAAGGTATATATCCAACTATTGAAAGAATATTTGGATTTTTTGTTGAATAATATTGATATAAAAGAAATAAAAGTACATTTTTTATTTATTGCAAAAAGAGGATTAATAACATATAAACATATATTTAATATATTATTTTTGTATACAAAAAATTTTACATTAATATTACATCATATTAAAAAGGCATATTTATACTATGTGGAATTCATAGGACAAATAGGACACGATAATCATGCGTATCTAAAATTAAATTCAAGAGATGCGAGTTTGTTTGTATATAAGAAGACAATATATGAAATAAATAATGATTTTAAAAAAGATTTTGTTTTAACAGAAGAAGAAAAAAAGAAACATTTTAAACTAACAAAAACAATAGATATAATTAATACGATTATATTAATAATACTAAAAAATGTAAAATTAAACAATGAAAAACTAACATATAAAAAAATAAAGACCAACATAGAAAAAATGGAGAAAGGAATTTTAAAAGCTATAAATAACTATGATAAATTTAATTTAGATATATTATCAGTATTATTAGATAAAACGGAACTATTAAAGATAGGACCACAAAAAGCATTAGAATTAGTAAATTCAGCAATAAATAAGTTTTTGAATAAAAATTATTCAGAAACAAAAGTAAGAGAAAAATTAAACAGTTATAAAAATAATGAAAAAATTAATAAATTAACAAGTATAAAATATATAAATTGGTTATTTAAATAGCAACTAATATAGTTTTCTTTCTAGTTTTTTTATTTACATTCTTTTTTTTTGTGGTAGTAGATATTTCTGATATTTGTTTGAATTCAGTTTTCAAAATAGTTTTTAAGAAATTATAAATAATATTAAGAACATCTTCATCACAATGTCCTACAATTAAAACACTTCCTGTTCTAAAAATCATAAAACTTACAATAGTACATTGAATTTCGTGTTTATCTTTTTTATCAATTGCGAAACAAGACTTAGGATGACACCCGCATTTACCATCTTGAATTTTTTTATCTTTGTGATAATAAAATTTAGACTGAATACCTGGATAAGAACAAGGATCAAATAAGGCGTGAATACCATACTTAAACTTAAGTATCTTATATAATTTTGATCTATTAATAAAGAATCCACAAGTAAAATTTGAATTAATTAATACATTTTCAATACTTGCCTTATTGTAATCAATATCTTTTTTATCACATATATTATTCAAAATTTTCATTAAATAATTAAGAGCTATATATAATAATTCATCATTTTGAATACCCGGAATTTCAAGTTTACCTGTGTTAAATATTTTTACATGAACTTCTTTAAATTTATTTTGAAATACAACTCTTAGAATAATAGCAAAACAGTTATAAAAAGCACCCTTTTTTGTAAATTTATAAGAAGTAATGTCTTTACGAGATATACCTATATCAATTTTTCTAGTGTCTTTATATTTGAAGGTTTTTTTAGTTTTAATATTGATAGATGATAATATTGTTGATTGGTAATCTTCTTTTAAATTAGATAATATTGAATCCAATACTTTTGTTTGTTCCGGTGTATGACAATTATATTTGATAGATTTTTTTAGAATACCACACTTAGGCGTATGATATTTTAAAACTGGCAAAACCCAATATATTTTATATAAATCAATATCTGTATTTAAGAACGCAATTTTTGTTTTTGTTGAAATATAAATTTCAGAGAAATTTGCTTTTATCTCTTTTTTTCTCTCTTTTACTTTACTACAGTCAACGGCATTGCCTGTAGCAAAATTTAACCATTCTTCATTTAGATCGTTATTCATTTTATGTTAATAGATAAACCATATTTTTTTTTAAATCAATTTTTATAATATTATTTATCTTTTTGTATATTAAATGGACAACTTGCGATGTGCACAAAGATTTTATAATGACAAAAGCTTTAGGAAAGCAATAGTGAATGAAAATTCCCAAAAAAAGAAATTGTTAAAAGATATTTGTAAAGAGTATAGTTTAAAAAGAAATAATTTCAATCCAACCGATAAATCACCTAATAATTTCACGAAGAAACTAGAAATCCGCATGAAATTATATTACGAAGCATTTAGATAATTAAAGATTCGTTTTCATAAAAACAATAATATATTCTAACAAATACTTTTCATTTACAGTGCTATTATGAACTGTGAACTCTATAAAATTTAACCATTTATCCGTCAAGTATTTTTTATTGATTTTTACTAAGTAAGTCATAAATTTAATTATAAAACTTTTAATTTTTATATTGTATTTAATACAATTATCCTCTATAAATCTTTTAGTATTTTTATCTTTATTTTTCATCTTTTTAATAAGATTTTTCCAAAAACTATCTTGTATAATATTAATATTTAACCCAATCGTATTATGATTTGATTGTATAAAATTTATCATACTACGAATATCCGATTTAAAATTTTCTTGAATTGCCATAACTTGGTTATTAGTAATATTAATATTTTCTTTTTTAATAATAGTATCTAAAAAATGATATATATCAGTCTTTGGTAATTGACAGAACCGCAATCTAACAAATTCATTTTGTAATGATACATCAATTCTACTAATATAATTACATATTAAACAAAATCTAATATTTTGCGAATATTGTTGTATTAGATATCTTAAGGCTTGTTGAGCGTTTTTTGTCATGTAATCTACTTCATCTAGAATAACAAACTTTACACCACTGCCAAATAATGTTTTAGTATTTACAAAACTATTAATTTGATTTCTAATAATATCAATTCCCCTGTCATCAGATGCGTTTAAATGTATCATTAATCCTTTCTTTTTTTGTTTATGTTTTATTTGATACGAATTTATCATATTAATTATAGTTGTTGTTTTACCGGTTCCGGGTGGTCCATAAAATAATAAGTTTGGGAAGTTATTAGTTGCTATTATATTATTTAATAATGTTTTGTTTGAGTCTTCTAATACAATATCTTCAAACTTATTTGGTCTGTATTTTTCAATCCATGGTCTATTATCATTCATAAGTATATTAATATTTAATATAACTTTTAAATATTAATATAAATATAATATAAATATGGCAAGTATTGCCGCTAAAAATAAAAGAAATATGGCTGATTTAACAAAATTATTTCAACAAACAATAATAACTGAACCCAATGTTCAAGCAGCTGTTGCCGCCGGATTAGATCCAAAAGAATCTGTTAGAGTAGCAACAACAGCTGCTGGAATAAATGAAGCCGAAGAGTATATAAAAAAACGTAAAGTAGCAGTAATGAATTTTGGAAGATTAAATCCACCAACTAGAGGTCATTATAAATTATTAGAATATATAGCATATCAAGCCAAATTATTAGGAGGAAAAGGATTTATATTTCTTTCAGCTAGTCAAAATTATTTACCGCCGCATAAAGGAACAAAATGGAGACCTGTTGTTAATAGAGTGACAAAATCTACATTTCGTTCAAATAAAAGCAATGAAAATCCATTAAGTGTATGGGATAAAATGAATATTCTACATAAATTTCCAGAAATTGAAAATTTAGAATATATTAATCCACAAGGTGAAAAGGGCAGACCATATACTATGGATAGAGCAGCCGATTATTTAAGAAAGAAGGGCTATACTGATATATATCTTGTAGTAGGAACTGATAGATTTAAACAATTAAAAGATAAAGGTGTAGAAAGTACGTGGAATTTAACATTAATAGAACATCCTCGTTCAGAAAGATTGGATGATTTAACATTATATAGTATTGATAAAACTATACCAAAAAAATCATTAGCAATAAATCCGGAGGCAATATCTGGAACAAAATCTAGAGCTGCAGCAGCAGAACACGCAATTAATGGTATAGCTGGAATAGATACAATGACAGAAAGACAAGCAGAAACAGCAATTATGAATAGAAAAAAACCAATGTATCAATCAGACGGGTTTATCACTTTTAAAGAATATATGCCTGATATTTTGACAGATTCTCAATTGGAATTAATAATATATAAAATCAAAAAAGGTATGTTACTAAGACCATCAGAATCATATACTAACCATCATAAAAGAAATAGAATGGTTAGAAGAAGTAGTATGACAAAGACAAGTAGTATGACAAAGACAAAGAAAAAGGGTGGAAAACGCCGCAAGAAAAAGACGCGCAAGAAAAAAACGCGTAAAAAGAGAGGAGGTCAAGAAAAAAAAGTAGGACAAGAATGGAAAATTAAAAATAAAGAGCGCCTTGCCCAGGCCTTTGGAAATAACCCAGTGTTTAGCTTTATAAAAATAAGAGCGAAGGCGGAAACACCGTCGGGAGGACCGGGCAAACGCTGGAAGGTTAGTCCGTCAGCAACCAGAAATTTCAGTTCCAACACACTTGATATGTATGAATTTGCTATTAATAAGAATTATAACTTAATTGACATGGAACCACCGGCCACAGATGATGAGGAGGAGGAGGTTGTGGATGATTTAAAAGGAGGCCGCCGTAAGAAAAAGACGCGTAAGAAAAGAGGCAAAGGTGCTATACAATCATATTTTTCTCAAGCAGAACCACCACGAGATTATACTTGGGATGTAGCACAATTCAATTATGATTGGGATGATTTTGGATCAGCGCAGTTTATTTTAGAATTATTTATGCGAGATGATGATTTTCGCGGGGAATATGAGGAAGCACACCACCGAAGTGTATATCAAAGAAGTATAATAGATGATTATCATAACCCTGACAGAACACGTTGGCAAGAGCATTTGCAATGGGTAACAGAAGAGACTATTAGAGAACAACAAGCTCATGAACCTGATCTTGCACACTCACTTCGTAATGGTCGTCCGCGGCGTAGGATTCTTTCACAGACTAAATACCCGCGGACTGTAGGCGGAGTTCGCCGCAAGAAAAAGACACGTAAAAAAAGAAAAAGAAAAGGTAGAAAATCTAGAAAATCTAGAAGAAGAAGAAAATAAATATAATAACTAATAATATTTAGATATTATATAAATGGCAACAAAGCCGAATATATTTTTTATAATAGGTGCACCTACTTCATTAACTTTTCAAAAATTTAAGGAGTTTAATAGTAAATATACAAATGTAAAACTTGTTATTTGTGCTGATATGCCTACCTATATTAAAGCCTTAGAAAGTGGTAATGTATTTAAAACGCCTACAAATTTTCGCGCTCACGCAGATGACCAGAGAACATTTCATACTGCCAATGGAGATATTACTACAAATAATGTTGAAAATTTTAGACGGCTTCAAAGTGATATAGCTACAAGTTTATTTGATATATTTAGCATAGCAAAAGAAAGAGGAATACCAACATATTTTGGAATTGTGCCCAGAGAAAAAAGACCACTTTTATTAGTTAACAAAAAATCTGCTGCTGCTAATGGACAAATTATTAGCACACCAGAAGAAGACCGTGCCGTTGGAGCTCACGCACACAATTATAGCCCTCCATATGTAATGGATGGAGTGGATGTCAAGCTAACGGAAAAAATACGTGATAAGTTATTAATTCCCAAAGTTTATGGCAGTGCTGAAAACTTATATAAAGTTATAAATAATAAGGAAATATCAA